TTTGTTCGTTTAGCCCCTATGGTAGCCCCTGTTATGCATAAGATGGATGTTACCACGATTACAGGATTTGTTCTTATCGTCTTATTTGGGAAAACTTTCAAAAGTTTATGGCCGAACCCGTGCCTACCGAACGTACCCCAGTTCCGCCCCACTTTAGCGACGTCGCTATTAAAGTCGGCTCTTTAGGCGACTATTTAGGTCTTCCTACCGACGAGGTCTACGATGAACAGACGGGCGGAGTTAGAAAACAGTACAACACTTTAGAGTGGGTTTCCGCTGCTCCTTATGCAGCGTATCAAAAGTTCTTTAATGATTGGTTTCGTGATGAAAACCTTTATAATAATGGTGAAGAAGTCGATTATATGCTAAACGATGGTGTTAATTCGTTTGCTAAATTTGATGTACTTCGCAAACGTGCCTGGCGACATGATTATTTTACTTCTTCTCTTCCTTTTGCACAAAAAGGTGAAGCTGTAGAGATTCCTATTGCTAATTTTACTGATGTTAATGTTAAAATAGGTAAAGCAGATTGGCCTTCTATTTTCCGTAAGGAAGATGGTTCTATCTTTAATGAATTTGATACTAATTTGAATTTATATTCTCCTGCTGCCCAGGCGAATTTTGCTCAAACTACCGTAGGAAATGGACAAACGGGTCGTAAAGGTATTTATTATGACCCTAACGGCTCACTTGTAGCCGAAACTTCTAAATTGTCTAATGCTGCTGCAGTAACTGTTAATACGTTACGTTGGGCAGAAAATTACAGGTATTCCTTGAAAAAAATGCTCGTGGTGGTACACGTTATACGGAAATTGTTAGACAACACTTCGGTGTTCGAAGTTCAGATGCTAGGTTACAACGTGCTGAATTTCTTGGTTTTAGTGTTAATCCTGTTACTATATCAGAGGTACTGCAGACTTCAGAAACTCAAGACCAAACTCCACTCGGTGAAATGGCAGGACATGGAATTTCTTATGGAGGCGCAAAACATGTTAATTATTTTGCGGAAGAACACGGCTTCTTTGTTACGTTTCTTAATATTCGCCCTCGTACTGCTTATATGCAAGGTATTAATCGTATGTGGTCTCGTAAGTCTCCCCTGGATTATGCTTGGCCAACTTTCGCTCAATTAGGCGAACAAGAGGTTAAAAATCAGGAGCTTTACGTTGAGGACTATAAAAATCCTAATTTAAACGAGGAGACCTTTGGTTATTTACCCCGATATGCTGAATATAGATATCAAAGCGACCGTGTCGCTGGTGAAATGCGCACCTCTTACGCGCATTGGCATCTCGCTCGTATTTTCCCAGAGTTACCTAAGTTATCGGAGGATTTTATCAGCTGTACGCCTTCGAAGCGTATATTCGCTGTCAATACGGCAGGTTCTAACCCTTTTATATTACACATCAATCACGCGATAAGCGTTAGACGCACATTGCCTAANTATGGTATTCCTGCTTTATAATGGCGTGTTATTTTCCATTTATTAAGGATAACTTACCGCTTCCATGCGGTAAGTGTCCTNCTTGTTTACAGAAACGCGCCAATAATTGGGTATTTAGATGTATGCAGGAAGCTAAGGTATCAGATACTACTTTATGGTGTACTCTTACTTATGAGTCTCCCCCATTGGATGCTAATGGTAAGATGACTTTACGTCCTTCGGATTTACAGAAATTTTGGAAACGCTTAAGGAAGATTAAGCGCGACTTTTCTAAAAAAACTATTAAGTACTATGGTTGTGGTGAGTATGGAAGTGAGTTCGAACGTCCTCATTATCATGCAGTTATATTCAATTCTTCTCCCGAACATGTGGCTAAAGCCTGGAACGATTTTACGTCTTTAGATGATGAACAAGGGGTGAAGCTTGGATTTACTACTTTTGATGAGTTAAATCATAATACTGCTATGTATACTGCTAAATATATGAATAAGGGTAAACTTATTCCTAAATTTAAGGGTGACCTTCGTCACCCTGAATTTCAGGTATTCTCTAAAAAACTAGGTATTAATTTTATTACAGATGCAACAAAACATTTTTACAATGCTGACCCCACACGCTCGTATGTTAGCATTAATGGATTTAAAAAATCCCTCCCTAGGTATTTCTATGATAAGCTTGTCGTATGCCCCGTTTTTCGTCTTGCAAAACGTATGTATGCCCAGGATAAAGCTGCTACGCAATATGCAGCTAACGTACTTGATTACGAACAATCCCCTCGTATTACCCAGACATTTTTGTCTTTCGTCGCGGAGAGAAAGCACCATGCGCTCAAAAACTTTAAAGAAAATTTGAAAAAACGAAATAAATTCGTATGATTGTCGTATGAAAAAACAAAAATTTAAACACCAGGTTCGCACAGGTCTAAACCCTGAGCGTTCAATCTTGCCCTCACTCACAGAGCCAGAGCAAGTTACACCTTTGGAACTTATTTTGAATCACCGTTCAAGAGGTATTCCAGTTCCCATTTTTAATGGCGTATTTTCTGACCAGGATACGCCAGATTTAATGAAAATGGATTTTATCGAAATTGCCCAGTTAAAGGAAACTACCATGGAAGGTATTACACAGGCAAAAGAGGATTTACACGCGCTTACTAAGCGCTATGAAGAGTTGATTAAACCTCTTCCAACAAAAAAGGAGGTTGAAGGGGACGAAGGCCCAGAACCTCCTTTAGAGCAATAATTATTACTTGTCTTATTATTGCTAGTTGACACCAATTTTTTAATTTGTCAACAAACAAAACATTTTTTGCGCTATCTGAAACGGAGCGCCCTGGCGAGCAAAGAACGTCGGAGCGTAGCGGAGTAAGGACAAAGCGAGTCGCAAGCGGAGTGACTAGCGGGTAGCGCAAAAAATAGGAGCGTACCCGCATAATGCATAAACCCTATGGATCCAGTTAGTATCGGTGCACTTATCGGTGGAGGAGCTAATTTACTTAGCTCCGCTGCAAACGCGTTCAGTTCGTCGAACATGAACAAAAAGAATCGGGAGTGGAACGAGAAAATGTATGCCACACAAAAAGCCGACAATGTCGAAATGTGGAACATGAATAATGCTTATAACTCTCCCGAACAACAAATGCTTAGACTTTCCGGTGCAGGCTTGAATCCTGCTTTAGTTTACGGAAATGGCGCAGTAGCTAATACGGCCGGGGCGCCTGACGCGCCCCACGCACAGCCCTATAAGGCTGAAGCGCCACAGTTTAATCTACCTAATATTGTAGATACGTATTTTAACCTTCAAACTCAACAACAACGTTTATCTAACGATAAACAGTTGGGTAACAACTTGGCCCTGGATGCCGTTATAAAAACGGAAGATGCCAGGGCAAAAGCTATGCTTAACGACTATATGTCGGATAGAGGTTATGTTTTACGAGGTGAACGTGAGTTCTTCGATAAGGAATTGTTATCTCGTAAAAATACTAGTGAAGGTCAGTTAATAAAACATAATGATACTGCATATTCCCTCCAACAGATGGGTATGAAGATTATGAATGATTTAAGAGCTACCGCCGTTCAAGGCAACAAGATTAATAATTCTATTAATCAAACACGCTCTAAGTATCAAGAGCGTTTAATGTCGGGTAAATTTTCCGACTTAGGAGCTAGAGACATAATGCAAATAGTTATGCAAGGTCTCGGTATGTTCAATAGTAAATAATCGTAAACCGCCTACGCACTCGCTAACCTGCCCGAAGGGAGGTAAGCCATAAGCGCGCAGGCTTTAAAACAAATGTTATGGCATTTAGAAAATCATTCAAAAAAAGCTTTAAGAAAGCATTTAAACGTAAGTTTAAGCGTAAGTTTAAAAAAACTGTTAAAAAAGGTAAGTTCTTTACCGTAGCGCGTGGAGGTATCAGAATTTAGTATGATACATAATGATATAAATACATGGTTAGAATATAAGTTTTCTAACATGCACCGCGCCACACCAATCCAACTATTTAAACAATACTTAAACTCTCTCGCACTTGCTTGCGAAGCTAAACTTAATAATAATGAGCAACACTAATCAATTTACATCTACACCAGTTCTTAATATTCCATCAAACACTTTTGATTTATCTCACGATGTTAAATTAACTTGTGACCAGGGGTATATTGTGCCCGTTAGTTGTGTTGAAGCTATTCCTGGTGATAGATTTAATTATTCTAATAAAACGTTTGTTCGTTTAGCCCCTATGGTAGCCCCTGTTATGCATAAGATGGATGTTACCACGATTACAGGATTTGTTCCTTATCGTCTTATTTGGGAAAACTTTCAAAAGTTTATGGCCGAACCCGTGCCTACCGAACGTACCCCAGTTCCGCCCCACTTTAGCGACGTCGCTATTAAAGTCGGCTCTTTAGGCGACTATTTAGGTCTTCCTACCGACGAGGTCTACGATGAACAGACGGGCGGAGTTAGAAAACAGTACAACACTTTAGAGTGGGTTTCCGCTGCTCCTTATGCAGCGTATCAAAAGTTCTTTAATGATTGGTTTCGTGATGAAAACCTTTATAATAATGGTGAAGAAGTCGATTATATGCTAAACGATGGTGTTAATTCGTTTGCTAAATTTGATGTACTTCGCAAACGT